CTTGTGTTTCGTCACAAGGACTCTGATGACGTTGCGGACGCGGCGAAGCTCGGCGAAGCTCTGTCAAAACTTATGGTTTTGGCACGCTACTCCGATCTCGGCGGCTGGTTGTCTTAACCAGTCGTTCTTGCCTGAGAGTCGGCTAACAGATTAACTAACTGTTAGCCTGTTTTGTTTTAAGCTCGGAGTCACACAGTTAACTATGAGGTTAACCTATGACGGAAGAGCCGAAAAACATTGATTTCGCTGAGTGCCTTCGCGCCATCCTTTTGGATGTCGTGTCATGCTACCCAGACGACCAGTTGGAGTGTTTTCGTGATAACAAACGACTCACCCAACAATTAGCACTAAGAGGTCTACCGTTCTTTACGATAGATCTCCCTGAAATTGGGAAACGTTTCGACTTTTCCCTATCTCATGGGCGTCTTGACCTCGCTTCCTTGCCACATACTCGTGGTAAGAAGCGTGGATCCATCATCCCGAAACTTTTCTCGGGGTTATGGTCACGCATTTTTAGTGCTGATGGTCTTCTCTTAGAGGACGCGGATCCTAACGCAGTCTTCTTTCTACGGCAATTGTTATACGCCGCGAAGAAGGTTGAGTTAGAATGCTCCCCGAAGTACCTTTACGATACTACGAAGGAGTTTTTCCATGTTGAAGAACATCTTCCTCCGATTTCTCTCCTTTGGGAGTCAGACGCTAGCATTCGTCGCAGTGACTGTGGTGATCTTAGTGATCTTCACGGCCATTACGGCTTACGCGAGCCTGGTCTACCTTTGGATAAGGAACGAGTGGATGAACTTCCTCTTTTCCTCTTAGAGACCGTTCAGCGAGCTGCTGATCGGATAGCTTCGTCTTTCGGGCTTGTTAGTCCGGAAGACTTAATACCCCGACATGGTCCCGGCGTAGTTTCAGATCGGAAAGGTTCGTACGATAAGTACGGCTTCTCCTATTGGTCTGAAACTCTTCAGAACCTCTTTCCTTATGACACATTCGGAATTTTGAATATGTCAGAAGGTCTCGTTAACTCCCTCCCAGTTGAGTACCCAATCTTTAGAGATTGGCATTCTCGATTAATCGCTGTACCAAAGACGCAGAAAGGTCCTAGGCTAATCGCCTCTGAGCCTCAAGCTAATCAATGGATACAGCAGTCCATCTCACGATGGATAAGGTGGAAGTCTCGGGATACTTTGGTTGGGAATATGGTCGATTTCTTTGACCAGAACCCCAGCCGGGAAGCGGCTCTTGAAGCCTCTTTGACCGGTCTTCGATCTACCATTGACCTTAAATCGGCCAGTGATAGGCTAACATGTTGGCTCGTTCAACGAATTTTTCGGAGTAATCCGAAACTCATTGAACTGTTCCGTGCATGTCGAACGAAGTATATGCACAATGCTTTGGATAAGAAATTCCCCAGCCTTCTAAAGCTGAGAAAGTTCGCTACCCAAGGTAGTGCATTGACTTTTCCTATTCAGAGTATTATCTTTTCCACTATATCTCTTCGGGTAGGAAAGTTCCTTAACCCTAAGATTTCGTGGGAAAGATTGAGTAGGAATATCAG